TGCTTTCGCATTTCCTTGTTGAATCTATCAACCACTAGGGGATCTACATCATCAATACTATTCTGTCTGTTCTTAGTATCTTGACTACGTAACTCAGGCAAAGGTATATGTTCCCGTAAATAAGAAACATCAGCATACCTCTGAGAAAACTCTTGGTATGTGAATGAACGATGTCTTAGTATCTGGGCTGCAAGACCACGAGTAGTATTAATCTCTATCGTCATATGTGCCTGTTCAAAGACACTCCAATGCCCGTGCTTAATACAATAGGATAAAAGACCAGCAACCTTAGGATTGTCTTGATTATTAGGGTTACTCACACGAGCAACATACCCCATCGTTTTCTCAGCATCGGGGGTTACACTTACTAATTTAATCTGCGTATCCATCGTCGTCATCAAAGACCTCATCATAATCGGTAATTTTTCCTGCGAATGCTTTTGAATTTTGATAGGCATCTACATCAGAATATACTTCTGATTCTAATGCATCCAATAAAGACTTAAGATTTCGGACAATCAATTTAAGTCTTTCTTTTTGGAGAGTATCCATGGCTTTATTTTTATTTAGATATTATAGACATAAAAAAAGAAGGGGTCAAGCCCCTCCTTTATTTCTTAGTCCAAGTAAGACTTAATTCACCTTGCACACACAGTCGTAGACTCTGTATGCTTAATGCCTCTGTAAGTAAGTTCAGAGACCTGCTTCTGACAAGATTGCTTGTCGTTGGTGTCATAGGTGACACCTCTGTAAGTGACTTTCGCCATGATTTTACTCCTAAAGTAGTTGGATTTTAAGGCCCGTTCCTTTAGTCGTTTGCGTCCCCGAAGGGATGAACGTACCCGTTCCGCGACTTACTTGCGTCCCACAATGGGATGAACGTATGGATATGCTAACATATCTGTATTATATATGCAAGTATGTATTCATTGCTACCTTTTTGTATCACCCTGATACAGTTAAGAGACTATACCATCCCGTCGCAATGTATTTTGTCTGCGTCTTACTCACAATACCAAAATGTGTATGAGTAAAATAAGCAGGCCACATCAAAAAATCACCTCTTCTAGGTTGAAACTTTATATTTTGATTTGGAAATTCAGTATATCCACCATCAGTCACATCATTTAAATAAATCATCCATGCCAAAACAGTGTCTTCATCACCACTATTCTCACAATGCTCTCCAAAAAATCCCTCTCCTGGATTATATTTTTGAATCTTATGATGAGGATGAATACTAAATTTATTTAACTTATCAACAGAAGGATATATTTTTGCATAATCATCTAGACTTTTAAACAATAAATCATGAAATATAACATGATCCTTACTTTTCAAAAATATTTCAGTGCATTTCTTTATACTATAATCAATTTTCATATCACATATTGTTCCAATCTGATGAAGGTCTCTTCTCTTTTCAAAATAATTAATGACATGAACACATGCTTCTTTTGAAAATGCATTTCTTTTATGAAGAATAAAATTTTTTTTCCTCTTAAAATTAAACAGCATCTACAGTTTATTCATGATAGGTGACATCCTCCCCTACTGTATTGGGACATAATAAAGATGAAGCTAACTCTCTTGCATGAGGATTAGCATCACATAACTTTTTCATCCAGATTCTTTCTTCTAAGGAAACTGGTACACCATCATCTGTTAACATTCGACAACAGATATCAGTGAGTTCTAACCTGTACTTAGTACTTAACATAGTCCAAAACCATAATCGGTAAGTGTCTTTAAAATGCATTGATAACCAAGGGAAGAAGATAATGTTCTGCCTGTTGAATTGCTCTTTGTAATGAATCCACCGTGTCACCAGGAAGAATAGGGACTGGTTGCTGTTTAATTATAGCACCAGAGTCTAGATGTTCTGTGACAAAATGAACAGTGGCACCCGTCTCAGTTTCACCTGCTTTCATTGCCTGTTCAATAGCATGTAACCCCTTATACTTAGGTAATAAAGATGGGTGAAGATTAATAAGTCTTCCAGCAAATGCTTCACAAAACTTTTTAGAAACTACTCTCATCCATCCCGCCATCACTATAAGATCTACATTATATGCTTCAAAGATCTGAATGATCTGATCTTCATCCTTACTAGCAATACGAACTGATGGTATTTCCAACAGATCTGCTCTTCTTTTTGCACCACATTTCTTTTTGTTGTAAACCATGAGTACAACTTCATGCTTAGGGCATGAGTGAACTATATTCTCAAAGTTAGTTCCTTCACCAGAACACATCACTCCTAGTCTCATTTTGGTAACACTCCACCTTCATGTAAGTCTTTAATAGGAAATGTAATCATCTTCTCCCAAGGAGAATAATTATCAAAGAGAACCGCAGCACGATCACCACTTATTCTCTGAACGAATCCAACATATCCCCAATAGATTGAAGAAGTATTTTTAATGGTTACTGTGGTTCCTGGTAAAATCATTGACTCCAATCCTCATAAGGTGGTTCTTCCTCACCAACATAATGTTTGAAATGTTGAGTGTCGAAGTAAGATACAGGTAATGGTTTCACATTATCATACGCTCCTTCCATTCTCTTTTTATGTTCTCTCTCATCTAATACTTCATTAATTAATATCTTTAACTCCTTAACCATCTGAGGGGTAAATAACCTGCGAGGTGTAATGGTCGCAGGTTTATGTTCTTGTGGTTTTCCACTTGATTTGTAATTAGGATCAACGGGACCACCCATCCCTTGTGTATCAATCTTGCTTGAGCTGTCTTCCATTTTTATCCACCAATCCCATTTGTTTTACTTGATGTAAATTAGATTTCTTCTGCTGTTTCTTAATCTTCTTATATTCTTTAAGTAACCTTTCCACTTCGGCATTAGATATATTAACTTTTAATTCATCTTCATCCTCCTTCTCAACAAAACCCAGACCACTTTTCTTAGATTCTTCTTTCTGATCTACATAATCATTAATACCTTCCTGTATTTCAGCACGAATGAGCTCATTTATTTGAGCTCTGAGTAAATCATCTTCGTTCATCCTTTTCTCCTCTTCTTTTTTTCGGGTTGTTTGTATCCATATTGACTAGGGTTCACTGTACCATGACCATACTCAATTTGCTGGACTGAATCTTTCCCATATTTATCATAATAAAGATCAAAAACATTTACCATTTTACCTGAGCGAGTAACATCCAAACGTTTCTCACCTTCTACAATATAAGTTACATTAAACGCATCACTAGGAAGTTTTCTATTATCCGCTTTATCCCTAGTAGTTTTCTCTAAAAGAACTTCGCAAGAATAATCAGAAGGATTAATCTTGCTCTTTTCTTCTTTCTTTTCTTCGGCGGCCAATTTTTCTGCTCCTCGATTAATCGTCTCACCCCCAACATTAATTCCCATAATTACTTACTCCATGTCATCTTTGGAAATGCTTGCTTAACAACTGGCCAAGTTATCTTATATTGACTTTCTAAATCTTTATCCTTAACCAGACATAGAAGCTCTGCTTCTCTGGGATGTAACCCACGTAGAAGATTAATAAACATCATTTCTCTACGAGTAGTAGCAAGAGCATCATTCCCACCCTTTATATAATGATACAGATTCTTCCACTCTCTACGTAAAGAAGTCCTTCCCCTACCATCTAAGTCTTGTCCTGTGGCTGATTGCCCTCCTGCTGCCTCTCTACGGAGATTTTCTGATAGACTACCAGCATATGCTGTCTGCTCCTCTGGCTCGGCATAAGGGACTTCTCCGGGAGGTAAGAGACTTACCAAACCAGGATCGAAATTCCATTTCAAAACCGACTTCAAAGCATCATGCTCATAAGTTGTTAAAACCTGAACCTTCTTTGCATTAGACTTCTGCTTACTCACTAAATCCAATATCTCAAATATAAAAGGATTAGTAGGAAGGCTATTTACTGCGGGTACTGGTGTAGGAAGACCTGCTTTAAGAGTTCTACTCTTTCTAGTCGTCGTCTTCTTCTTCGGTGCTGTTGTCATAATTGGTTTCAAATCGAACTGCTACAATTTCATCAGGAACAAGTTGTCCATTCTCATCAAACATTTCTGGATGAGTATACACTATTTGGGGTGTAGTTTCGTAAGAATGTTGTCTTGCCATCCATCCTATCATACCTCCTACTAATAATGCAAGAAATGACACAACTGTTGTAAGTGTCAATGTTACTATGGTCTGTTCCATAATACTCCTCCAAGAGTTTTTATTTTTTTCTAATGTCCAAGTAAAAATTAAAGTGAAAGATAATTTCTCTATTCCATAAAGCAATTAGTTTTCCAAACTTTACTTGAAAGGTTTTTGGTCTTTCAGTTCTTCTCCTGTTTCGTAATAATAGTTCTACACCCCGATTCATTTCGGGTTTGTCTTTATTTAGATTTCTTTTTTCTTCTTCCTGGTCGTCTGTCATACTGATACCTCACTGCATCTTCAAGAATACCTGCCAGATAATTTTTTATCTTTCTTGCTTGAGGTTTAGAGATATGTCCATATGCCTCACGCAATTGTTGGTGTAAGTTGTCTTTACCTCCTTTAATATATTCTTGTAGTTCTAATACTTCATCTGCAAGTTCTTTTGCAGTAGAACTTTGAAGAAAAGCATCGACCTCTGCTTTCGTGGTCTTACGATATTTTAGGAACTCATAAAATTTGAGTTGCATTTTACCCACGAAAGCATACTCAATGGCATGTTCGAGCATATCGTATACATTTTCAAAATCGTCTTTCATTAGACTAATTTGTTTTCCTTTAGGTATTGAATAGTTTCTGAACATCCACCAAGATTTGTAGCATCTACTACCACTTGAGGAAATGTTGAACCTTGACCAAATTGACCATAGAAACTTTCTCTATCGAAATCTTGATCTAATTCATAAACAACATGGTTTAATTTTGATAACTGTAACACTTGAACTACTTTTGTGCAAAATGGGCATCCATCTTTAGAATAAACCGTGAAATTCATCTTGTCTATTTAAAATTTTATTTAGTATTAGATACTACAGAAGCCCAGTCTGCATCAAACAATTGTAACCCTTTATCAGTAAGAACATGGTTATACATCTTCTCAAAGACTGATGGTGGCATTGTAACTACTTGAGCACCAAGTGCAAATGATGTAGATACGGCTTTCACTCCTCGGATAGAAGCAGATAAAATTGCGGTTTTAATCCAATGTGCCTGATAGATCTCAGAAATATCCTTTATAACATCTAACCCATTCACCGAGTTATCGTCAAGCCTTCCTACAAATGGCGAAACATATGTAGCACCTGCTTTGGCAGCAAGTATTGCCTGTGCTGCATCAAATATTAATGTTACATTGACCTTAATATTATCCCTTGATAGATGAGCACAAGTAAGAAGACCATCGGGTGAACAAGGAACTTTTATTGTAGCAACTTCTTCAAACTTTGCAGCAAGTCTAAGACCCTCTGAGGTCATTGTTTTACTATCACCTACTACTTCCATACTAATATCCCTTACACCCTCGTCAGCGAGTTCCTGGTAGACCTCTTCGGGGTCTCTACCACTCTTCCTGATAAGAGTTGGATTAGTAGTCACACCATCTATCAGTCCTGTAGCAAAATGCTTTTTAATAATTTCGGTGTCAGCAGTATCTAAAAAGATTTTCATAAGAATAATTTAACTAGTGTATCTATAAAAAAGATAAAAAAAAGAGACCCTTTTGTGAGGGTCTCTTGAATATAACACATTGATTGAGTTTTATCAACCAACTGAAGGAGCAACAAGTGCAACCTCAGATGTCTCAGCAGATGCTAAGTCAAGTGGGAAGTTGTGTGCATTTCTTTCGTGCATAACTTCCATACCAAGGTTTGCTCTGTTAAGAACATCACCCCAAGTAGGAACAACCTTACCTGATGCATCAACAACTGATTGGTTGAAGTTGAATCCATTTAGGTTGAATGCCATTGTGCAGATACCCATAGAGGTTAACCATACACAGATCACAGGCCATGAAGCAAGAAAAAAGTGAAGACTACGACTGTTGTTAAAGCTAGCATACTGGAAGATAAGTCTACCAAAGTATCCATGTGCTGCAACAATGTTGTATGTTTCTTCTTCTTGTCCGAATTTGTATCCATAGTTCTGAGAATCTAATCCTGTAGTCTCTCTGATTAGAGAAGATGTAACAAGTGAACCGTGCATAGCACTGAACAATGCTCCACCAAACATACCTGCAACACCTGCCATATGGAATGGGTGCATAAGGATGTTATGTTCTGCTTGGAATACGAACATGAAGTTGAATGTTCCTGAGATACCTAGTGGCATTCCGTCAGAGAATGAACCCTGTCCGAAAGGATACACAAGGAATACTGCGAAAGCAGCAGATACAGGTGCAGAGTATGCAACACAGATCCAAGGACGCATACCTAAACGGTATGAAAGTTCCCACTGTCTACCCATATAGGCAGAGATTCCAATAAGGAAGTGGAAGATAACCAACTGATAAGGACCACCATTATACAACCACTCATCAAGAGTAGCAGCTTCCCATATAGGGTAGAAGTGTAATCCAATTGCGTTGGATGATGGAACAACTGCACCAGAGATGATGTTGTTACCATATAAGAATGAACCAGCAACTGGCTCACGGATTCCGTCGATATCGACAGGAGGTGCTGCGATGAATGCTATGATAAAGCATGTAGTAGCAGCTAAAAGACATGGGATCATAAGACACCAAACCAACCAACATAGATGCGGTTGTTAGTACTTGTAACCCACTCGCAGAACTCGGACCATCCAGAGAGGAGGCCTTGTTCCCTTTTTTGAAGAGTTGTCATGAGGACAATTTAAGTTATAGGGCTCAAAGGGTAGAGCGATATAATATTTCCACCAATCCCTTCACTGGTGGATATGAGAGATGTAACCCCCGTGATCTCGGTTAGGGGGAGTATGTGAGCAAATGCCCACGATTTATTTATTATAACGAAATGTTAAGCGTTTGTCAAGTTATTTCTTTTTTCTTGCTTGTTTCTTAACCAAATTATCTATTTTTGGATCACCAGTTGGTGCTCTTGACATTGTTTCAGCACTTTGTGGATCTAATCTCTTATACCTATTCTCATGTCCCTGTGCGTATTTTGGACTGAATCCATCAGGACCTGGTGGTTGAACTGGATCAGTAGGGAATCCATCAGGAGAAGGTGTTGGTTGACCCTTATAAGAGAATCTCTTTCTTATAGCATTGATTCTACCAAAGGTACTGTTCTTTATAGCATCTTGCTTTTTCCAGTTCTCTTTTTCTCTTAACTTTGCTAATCCCTTATTAGTCTGGTATATACGTATAGCTTCTTTTTCTTCTATCTTAAGAGCAGTAATTTTCTCAGCATCACCTTCTTTAGTAGCAGCCTCTAATTTAATACCAATTGCTCTAATTCTATTAATATCAGCAAATGTTTGTTTATTCTCTATCTTACTATCAGATTCAGAAAGAATAGATACCTTTTGCTTTATATGGTTCAACAGGTTTTATCGATTTAATTTCTGAAGCTGTTTTTGATACGAGTTCCTTATCAGCACCAGTTATATTTATTTTGGTTTGTTTTTCAATTTTAAGAACTATTTCTTAGGGAA